AATGGCGAAATATTGCAGATGCCAAATGCAGACATTAAAGAAACAATTAAAGTAAATGGTAAGGAGATGCAAGTCGTGTCTTCTATAGTAGATCACAGAGACAATATTATTAAAATAAAACTTGCAAAAGCAAGTGAATCAAAAGGAGAAAAGTCAGATGGCAAATCCACTAAAGGGTGAAGTAGAAGTAACTATAGGTTCAGAAACTTATAAATGCAGATTAACAATTGATGCATTAGTAAGAATAGAAGATGAACTAGATAAAGGTATTTTAGAATTAGCTACAGCAATATCTGAAGCTAAAGTTCGCATCCGAACATTAATAGTAGTATTACGCCATGCATTAAGAGGTGGTGGTAATGATTTTGATGATAAAAAAGTAGGCTCTATTATTTCTAGTGCAGGAATAGTAGTAGCATCAACCGAAGTAGCTAAACTCTTAGTTGCTACATTAACCGATAATGACTCAGAAGAGGAAGTAGATAAAAAAAAAGTAGAAGCGTGAATACTCAACCAATACAGTGGTCAGACTATGTGAAAATTTGTATTGGTATGATGAATATGCGACCTTCTGACTTTTGGAGTCTTTCGCCTAGAGAAATGTATTTAGCTATATCAGGTTTTAAAACATTCCATGCTAGTGGGCAAGAAAAAGAAGAGCCAATGGATAGTGAAAGACTGCAAGAAATGATGGAGTTATACCCTGATGGCTAGTCCTATAGATGAACTTGTAATTAAGATAAAAGCTGATACTAAACAGCTTCAGGCTGAATTAAAAAAAATAGAAGGTAAAATAAAAGTTACTGGTGCAGCAGGTGGTGCAGTTTTTGGTTCTATGGCAGGTAGTCTTGCAAAAGTTAAAGGTCCTGCAATGGCAGCAGCAGCATCTATAGCTATATTAGGAATAGGGATAAAATCAATAGCAAATGTTGGTTCACAATTTGAAGATTTACAAGATTCATTAAATCAAGTGTTTGGTGGAATTGAGCAAGGCTCAAAAGCATTTGATAAAGTTTTAGAATTTGCACAAACAACCCCTTTTCAAATTGAAACAGTAACTAAAGCATTTATAGGTCTGAAGTCAGCAGGTATTGAGCCTAATATGGATATGCTACAAACATTTGCTGATACAGCATCATCTGCTACTGATCAACTAGGAACTTTTGAAGCATTGATTAGAGTTATACAAAGGTCTGCTGCTGGTGGTATGTCATTAGTAGAGTTAAACCAAATTGCAGACAGGGGGATAGATGTTTTTGGTGGATTAAAAGAAGAACTTGGATTAAGCAGAGATGAGCTATCAAAATTTGGTAAAACTGCTGAAGGTGCAAAAATAATACAAGAAGCATTAATAAAATCATTAGATAAAAAATTTGGTGGAGCAATGGCAGCCAAAATGGACAACCTTTCAACCAAAACATCAAATATGGTAATTGCTTTTAAAGGATTGGCTGATGAAGTTTTTAAAAGTGGTTTAGGTGATTTTTTAAAAGACATTGCAGATAGATTATCTTCTTTAGCAAATGCTATAGGAAAAACAATAAGAGCAGTTGGAGGAAGAAAAACGATACAGGATATAACTGGTGAAAGTGGAAAAGATGAGCAGATTCTAAAATTAAAAGAACTTATAAAAGAACAAGAAGATAAAAGAGATACAGCACAAGCAAGTATAGATGAGGGTTTTGGTGGACAAGTTTTAGCAGACAGAAGAATCGCACTAGCAAAAATCCTAGAACTAAACACATTGCTAGACGAATTAGGGACAAAAGTTTTAAAAACTAGTGAAGAAGTAGATTCTAGTTTAAGCACTTTACTGCAATCAGATATTGATTTTATGGATGATTTTAAAAAACTAATAAAAGACTCAATCCCTGAACTTGAACAAATACAAGCTAAAATGGATTCTGTAGAAGCTATGAGAGGTAAATTAAATGAAGAAGGAACATTAATTGCTTCTGATGAAGAAATTGAAAGAATTTTAACAATGCTTGATAGTATGAAAGATGGGTTAGGTGAAGTAGCAACTTTTAGTGATGCTATGCAACAAACCATAATAAATGCATCTAATGCTTTCACTACTGACTTTGTAAATTCATTAATGGCAGGTGAAAATGCTATGGATAGTTTTAACAATTTTGCTAAAAGTATAGTAAGTCAAATAATATCTACTTTCTTACAGATGGCAGTAGTTAATGAAATACTTAATAGTGTATTTAATTTAAATGGAACATCTAGTGCATTGCCAACATTCAGTAATGCAAAAGCAGGTGGTGGTTCAGTTCAAGGTGGAAAACCTGTTATGGTAGGCGAAAGAGGTGCTGAAATATTTGTACCTAATACTGGTGGTTCTATTATGAACAATATGAACAGTAAAAACGCTATGGGTGGTGGTGGAACAACAATTATAAATCAATCAATAAACTTCGCTACAGGTATTGTTCCTACTGTGAGAGCAGAAGTTCAAAAAATGCTTCCACAGATAGCTGATGTAACGAAAGGTGCTGTAGCAGAAGCTGCTATGCGTGGTGGCTCATATAGGAGAATGTTGCAAGGTGGCTAAATTAATAACAATGCCGAATACTCCTAATTTCTCTAGAAGTAACTTTTCTTTAGTAAGAACCGTTGGAACTACTGTTTCTCCTTTTACTGGAAAAACTAAGACACAAGAATATGATGGTGTTTATTGGGTAGCAGAAGTAAACCTTCCAGCTATGCGAAGAGACGTTGCTTTGAATTGGCAATCATTTTTATTAGAGCTTAATGGTCCAGTAAATACTTTTAAATTCACCGACCCTGACGCTTTGACTAACAGAGGTACTTATGATGCTACTGCTTTAGCTTCACAAATAAGAGTAAATAACGCTTCTGTTACTTTATCTTTTAACACCAATGGAAGAATAACAGCCAATGCTTCCACTTTTGCCAACGCAATAGTAGGTGATTTTATAGTTGTGACTGGAGCAGTAAATGAAAATAATAATGGAACACACAAAATCACGACTAAAACCAGCAATACAGTTGTTGTTACAGATGGTGACTTTAGCACTGAAAACAATACATCAAGCTGTAAGGTCAGAACCAATGTTAAGGGTGCTACTGGATTATCGCTTGTGGCTTCTTCTAACAGTGCTACAGGCACTATAAGGAAAGGAGATTACCTAAGTATACAATCGGCAGCAAACTCTACAGGAACTCCAGCTCAATTAGTTATGGTTACTGAAGACGCAACGCTTACTACTACTAGTGGCACAGACAACTATTCAGTTAAAACACAACCTAAATTAAGATCAGACCTAGCAAGTGGACACTTTGTTGTTTTCGCTAATCCTAAAGGAAATTTCCGACTCACTACAAATGAAATAAGTTGGGGTGCTGATTCTATATCTAACTATGGAATAAGTTTTTCTTGCATTGAGGTAATATAATATGGCTACTAGGCAAGGTATAGATTCGTCTATAGTTAATAGACTTGGTGCTGATGAACAAGCCATGTTCTTAGCAATGAAAGCTGAATTTGACAGTGATGATATATTGCTTTGGTCAGGGACAGACTCTTTAACAATAAATTCTGAATCATACACTGGTGCAGGTGGTTTATTAAGTATAAGCAGTATTGAGGAAGGAATAGAATTAAAATCAAATGGAGTTGTTATATCTCTAAGTGGTATGGACTCTACAGTACTTGATTATGCACTAACAGAAAGTTATCAAAATAGGTTTGTTACAATTTTTTTAGGCTATCTTATGGGTGGTACTAATGAGGTTGCAGGTACTTTAACTTTATTTAAAGGCAGAATGACAACCTTATCTATACAGGACAATCCAGCAGGGTCAACTATAACTATTAACGCTGAAAATAGATTAATTGATTTGGATAGACCATGTAATTTTAGATACACCAAAGAATCACAAAACTTTTTACATTCAGGAGATACTGGGTTTAACAGGGTTACATCATTACAAGATAAAGAAATAAAATGGGGTCAACAAGGTTATGGAACAGGTGGTGGTGGAACTTCAAGAGACACTGGTCAAGACAAATACTATAGAGAAAGATAATGCAAAAAATAGTAGATTGGGAAATAGCATTTGATTCATTTATTAATACAAACAAAAATAAGTCTTTTGAATGGGGTACATGGGATTGTTGTCTTTTTAGTAACGCACTAATAAAAGATATTACAGGTGAGGATTTAATCCCAAAAACTCTTAAATGGAAAGACGAAGAAAGTGCAATGAAGTCCATAAAAAAATATGGTGGCACTTTACTACAAAGCATAGAAAAGGCTTGTAAAAGCAAAAAACTTACAGAGATCAATAAAAACTATAT